GATATTGTTCTTGAATATATGCCCGAATGGCGACATAAACTCTACCAAAATGCGGAGTATATAAAGAGGTTACTTTATGGACCCAGTGGAAGAAATCCTAAACGTACCATTTAAACCATGGGAACATATGATCTATTCAACACATAGACATGTTACAAGAAGAAGGCGTGGACATTCGTTTTCTCATAGCTATGAAGCGGTATTTGAAACTCTTAAAAATTATAATAGGTCACAATGGAAACTTGGTGATGTTGTAAAATTTGGTAAAGGATATCATGTTCGTAAAGTAGATGGTTGGCAAACTTGGTTTCTTAATATATGCAAGAAACAACTATGCAATAGTTCTAGCAAGATATAAATGGACAAAATATAAAGACTGTTGTATTTTCAGAGATTATGGTACATTCATTATGATGCTAACAGGAAGTAAGATTGGACATATGAGAAAGTATTATATAAAATGTCCATACCAATATATAGGAAGTTTTCTTAGAAAATCTCGTGAGGAAAATTGCCATATGAAAATTGAAGACATTATTGAAGTCTATAAAAAAGAAAGACATTACGAAACCTGTGTGTTCGGAGATTATGAACAAATCAAAGCTTTAAACTTCGCAAGCTTCCTTCTATTTTTAAAGGAATATGTCGAAAAAGCTTTATCTTCCTACACAGGAAAATGGGACACTGAGTTACCTCCGTGGCTGTTAAGCTGCAAGGAATATGAGCAGGATGGAACTGCACCAGTTAAAGCATATGAAGAAGTAATTAAAATTATGGCACTAGCAGGTGCTGGAAGATTTAGAAGCGTGCATGAGAAAATGGAAAGAGTAAAAATTCAAAGGAGAATAACTCAATGGAACAACAAGAAACAAATTTATCAGACATGATCAGACAAGATGAAGCACCGGTATTTGAAACATCCAATTTGGATCTTCCGGAGGAAACAGAAGCCGCTGCCGAAGCTGTCACAGAAGAGGAAGCTGTAGCAGAGGAACCTCAGGTGGAGGCAATTGCAATTGCTCCGCTTAACACATGGTTTGAAGCAAACTCCGCAGCATTTCAGAATGTCAATCGAGTTCAGGTTGAAATTCGTGGAGTGGATTCCGCAAAAACTTTGATCATGGCAGTACTTGATGGTCAAGACGAGATCAATGGGAACCCAAGCAGGGATCTCCAGGTCTTCAAAAATGCAGACATCCAACCGGTATTGGATCTTGCATCAACTGATATGCAGATTTACAACAACGGATTCCGACTGGTTTCCCCTTACGCCGACAACATCGTTGTCAAATCTTATGGTGTGAGAACAGGTCTTATCTGTGTATTTTGTAACCAAATTGCAGCTCAAGCAATTCCTTACCAGGTCGTTAAGGTAAAGAGAAAAGACGAAGCTGTTGAGGTTGTACGTTCAGATCCAGCAGCCGTCGCTATCAAACTGACTCAGGGTGCTGACCTGGAAGCTTTGCAATTGCTTTACAAACAAAGCAGCAAAGCAGTAGAAGAAATGACAACAAATCAAACAGCAGTAGATTGGTTGCTGGCTCGCCAAAGCGAAGTTACAGACATCAACCATCACCTGCAAATTGACAACGTCATTATCAATATCTTGTCGTAAATGACTTGGGATGGGCGGAATATGTTTAGCGTCACCCCCGTTAAACAACTCAGGCCCTATTCCGTCCATCCCCTTTCAGGTAAAACATGAAAATAAACCAAAACTTAAAATTAGTGTTAAAAGATTTATATCTATATGACATTGAAGCGTGTCACTACAACATAGTGAAAAAAATGGGATTGGATATTTCTAACTTGGATGAAAATGATAAACTCGGAAGAAATATTGAAATAGGTAAAATGATGAGAAAGAATCCCAGATTAACATCCGTTATAAGAAATACAACTCGCTCCATCATTGATGAATATATAAGAAGAAATAATATTGAAGATGATGAAATTGTTATTAGACAATATGATGGTATGATACTGACCAGGGGGTTACAAGAAACAAATGTTGGGCAGCTTCCTTTAAATCGTAGAAGATTTTATCAAGTATTTATTGCTTCAATTGATAGATCAAAATATATATCATTAGACAGCACAGAGAAGACTTCTATTAAAGGAATACCATTTAGATACCCGCATATAGATTCCGTCTATCAAAAAATATGTAAGTTAAATTTTGGAAAGAAGGGAGCTATATTCAGAGGGTTGCAAAATATAAAAGACGCTTTCTTGAACTCGAATGATTCTAAATTGTTTGGAGTTCCTTTAAAAAATGGGAAATTTAATGTTTTTCTTACACGATATGGGGAAATGCAGGTATCCGAACAAACATTGAAAATTATGGATACGGATGATATTGATAAGAAAAGATATTTTGATTTCTATATTGTGCCGTTCACTAAAAGTATAGTATATGAATTTGTGAGGTGATAATGTCAAAGATAATATTAAACATTGCAGCAGGAAAATTTGAACCAGTAGGATTAACAGATATGGATCCATATTTTCTAGTTAATTTGGATACCATGTATTATCGAATCAGCGATCCAGCAGTTATTGAACAAGAGTACGATGATTGGATTCAAACAATAAATCAAACCTTTTATTGTCAGGAAGATGCTATTTCGTTTATGGAAAGAACTAGAATGTCCTTTAATAAGATCTGCATATACAGATTTCTTGAACACATATCCTTCACACAGGTTCAATATTTTATATATCTTCTTTCCACCATCACTGAACCAGGAGCATGGGTTGATATTATAGTTCCTAATTATGAAACATTAGCGAGACTAATTTTAAATGAACTTCCACTTGCTGGAAATTTTGAAGCTGATAATATTTTATTAACTACAGAGCTTCTCAATGAACCATCATGTCCACATGCTTCAATATGGACCCCAGCTCGAGCCAGATATTTCATGGAATTAGAAGGAAGATTTAAAGTGGAAGATGTAATTGAAAATTATGAATTTGATGGTCGGGATATATATATGAGATTCTGGGCAGAAAGAATATGATACTACATTCAAAAGTAACTCTTGATGGTGGTGGGGGCGGAGGATACCGTTCAAAGAGATCTGGATCATTACAAAAAATGCATAATGCTGCATATTGTTTTTATATATATCCAGATGGTTCAATTGAAATTGCTAAAAATCGTTGGGAAGATGTTAAGGGATTAGTTTCTATTGAACAAGTCATTCCGATCTTCTCAAAAATAATTGCTGATTTAAAATTAAAAGATACAAAGCTCGATATGTTTAAAGAAGGACTATGTCAACTCCTTCACGAAGAAATAACAAATACCTTGAAAGGGGATTATTATGAGAGAGCCATTTGCGCAAAGAGCGCAGGAGATGGGTCTAACTGTGATAGGAGCACATAAGGGTCTGTTTACATATGAGGATCAATATTCTCAACTTGTTTACAGACAATTATACACAGGATTTATAAATGTTAATGAGGAAGACAGACATGAAACTGATGGAAGTCCGACTCCACTCATTGCCATTTATACAAGACCTACAGCAGACGTAGATTTTAAATACGTTGGATACGTCTCAGATTTTTATCAATTTATTGGAAACGCCGTACTGTGTGATAGAGTTAGAAATTCAATCACCTCAGTCGGAATCCCAATGTTGGAAGAGCAAGCAATAATGAGTTGGGATCATACGAGGATGAGAAATGAAATCATTATCCAAAGTAGTCAGAACCACGCCCAAGCGGGGGATATTCTACCCGTTATGGTTATCAATAATAGCTACAACGGAACTCGTGCTGCTACCATTGCTTTTGGTCTTGCTATGGAGTACAACAATAATAGGACTATTTTCGCTTTTTCTCTTGGTGAAATGCGCCAGGTACATATTCAAAGTTCCACAACGGAAATGCGAGCAGCAGTAACATCCTATATGCAAGTGTTCTCAGAAAACATTGCTGATATGATAACCGAGAGTTTCAGCAGCACAGTAACAGAAGATGATATGTTAGCAGTTCTTGATGTTATTGATAATTATGGCCGAAAGAGGCGAGATGCAATCTCAACTCTATTAGCAGAGATTCAACCTGCTGAAGCTGGGTTACCTTCAGCTTGGCAGGTCTTCTTAGCTATTGTTAGATATAGTAGTTTCGAACCGAATCTTAATATGAAAAGATTACTGGAAAACGCAGCAGAAAGCGTCCTGGTAATCCCAAGAAGGATGTATGAAGTTCTAGATGAACTTCAGTCATCATAAGGAGTCTTGCATAGGATTCCTCCTTTTGTACCGACGAAAGTCGGGTGGTTGGGTGTTGAGTGGGAAAGTATATTTGCTGGATTTGATCACCAGCGGCTGAATATACTCCCCACTCTTCACTTTTTTTTTGGAACAAAATATAAAAAAGGAATAGAGAATGGCATCAAACAGTCCGTTAATTAGTCATTGGCATGCAGACATAACATATGATTTTACGTTAAGAATAGGTGAAAATGATTACTCAACTGACTTAGTAAGAGTTGAAATTAGATCAGCTGTTAATCTACCATATCAACATATACTTCTCGATATTTATATGGACCCAAGAGATATTTTATCGGAGGAATTATTTGGTCAACAACCTTTAAAACTTATAATAAGGTTGAAAGGAAAAGAGGTAGAAGGGTATGCAGATAACGTTGAATTTGATTTAATGTATATTAATACAGAAAGCGAATTTGTACCCGCTCAACAAAGTTATATAACTGATCAGTTGGAAAGATCATTGGTTAGATTAAACACAGTAATATCAAAACCATACCAAACAATGTCAAAGATGGTTAATAATATATATTTCAATTCAACACCAAATTCTATAATTTCAGATTTAATTGGTAATACAGCAGAATTAAATTATGATACTTTGGGGCGAAGTTCTCTTGCAATTGATCAATTATTAATACCTCCAACTACTATATATAGAGTAGTAACATATTTAGATCAAACATATGGAATTTTTGATGGGGCTCTCGGATTTCATTGCTCATTTGATAATAAAGTTAAGGTACAAAATTTAACAACCAAAGTAAGAGACGCACAAACATTTACATTATATTTACTAGCTACAGATAGAAAAAATAATGAGAGTGATGTATTTAAAGATAGAGACGAAAACGAAGTTGTATTTTTTTATACAAAATCAGCAGTAGGTAGCGCATACCAGGGTAATTCTATATTTGCTGCCGAGGCTCCAATTAGAAAATATATTGTAAAACCAAGAAATACTTTATATCAAAATATTGATATTAATCTTGAATCATTTGCAAAAAAATATGGAATTATTGAAAAAAATAATCCATCTATATACTATAACAAGGAAACTATAAATTCAACTAAAAGAATTTCATATCATAAAGATCAAACTGGTTATGATACTGACCAAACATTTATAAACGCAAATCTGTCTTCACGAATTGTTGATATGTCAACATTATCTGCAGACATCGAAGGAAATTTGCCCGTATTGAATCTTATGGAAGTTGGAGAACATGTTAAAGTAATTAGCCACGTTGATGATCATCTAAAATTAGGTGGAGCATATATATTAAAAGGAAGCAATATTCAATTTATGAAAGCAAGAACGTGGGAAGCAGGAGCAAAAATTTATCTATCAAGAACAAATATTGCGATGCAATAATTAGAACAAATAATAAAGGAGAATAGTATGGTAGCAATATCCGCAGCAAATCCACTAACAGTAGCAGACGATTATGTTGCGGAGTATTTACGATGTAAAAATGACTTTCACTATTTTTCCAGTCATTATATTTATATTGAAATACCAGGAAAAGATATACTATTAAAACCTTATGGTAAACAATCAGAATTAATTGATACAATCGAAAGAAAGAAATATGTTTTAGTTTTGAAAAGTAGACAGATTGGTATTTCAACTATTATTCAAGCATACTCTTGTTGGTTAACAACATTTTATAACAATGTTGTAATTGGAATTATTTCAAAGGATGGAGCTGAGGCTACTGATTTTGCAAGAATTATTAGAGGAATGTTTGAAAAACTTCCGGATTGGATGAAACCTATTGGTGGTTCTCAGGGTCGTGGTTTAACAAAAAGAACTGAGCGTTCATTTATTTTAACAAATGGAAGTAAAGTATATGCTTCGCCTGTTAACCCAAACGCTCCTGATAAAACTCTTCGTGGTAAAGCATTAACATTTTTGGTTATAGACGAGGGAGCATTTGTCACTCATGTTGAATCAGCTTGGACTTCAATGGTTCCTGCATTATCAACAAACCAAATGCAAGCAAGAAAAGCAGGAATACCATTTGGAACTGTAGTCCTTTCAACTCCAAATAAAACTATTGGAATAGGTCAATGGTATTTTGAACAATATATGCGAGCTATTTCAAGAGATGATATTTTTGAACCATTTATAATTCATTGGAAAATGATTCCTGAATTAGCTGAAGATCCATTTTGGTATGATACACAATGTAGATTGTTCAATAATGATCCAAAGAAAATCGCTCAGGAATTAGAATTAAAATTCTTGCCAGCAGAGGGGTCATTCTTTGAAGCAGATACAGTTGAAAAAATGCAAGATTCATGTGTTACTCCAATTGAAACTCTTAAATTATTTAATGGAGAAATTTGGAAATTTCAAGAAGCATTACCTCAACGAACTTATATGATTGGTGTTGATACAGCTCCAGAACATGGTATAGATAAATCAGCGATTACAGTATGGGATTATCAAACATTAGAACAGGTTTGGGAATATCAAGGTAAATGTAAAGTCCTTGATTTCTTAAAGGTAGTACAACTTGCCGCTACTGCATATGCAAATGGACCAATAATTGTTGAATCAAATTCATATGGAAATCAGGTTGTAGAACATTTAGGTACCAGTTCTTTCTCTCATAGATTATATAGAGAAAAAAGAGGACCACATACAATTGTTCCGGGTCTCTCAAATAATGCAAAGACAAGACCTTTAATGATTGATGCTCTATATTCATATATGACTCAATTTCCTGAATCTGTTAGATCTCAAAGACTCGCTCTTGAACTTACAGGACTTGTATCTAAATCAAGCGGTAGAGTAGAAGCTGATACAGGATGCCACGACGACTTAGCATTATCTGCAGCATGTTGTATGTATGTAAGAAAATATGATCCTCCAATGATGTTAGAAGCAGCAGAAGGACAATATTCTGGAACCATGGATATGTTTAAAGATATTGTAACTTATAATACAGATGTTCCAATGGAAATAACCAATGAATCAATAATGAAATCTGTTAAAAAGAATTTAGATAAAAATCTTGGCTTTGTAGATATCATGGAGTTATATAACAAGGAATAATAATATGGATAGATACTTTGATGAAGAATACTTAAACGAGTTATTCTCGCTTCCTATTGGAATGAAAGTAGAAGCTGTAGTTGATGGTCAAAAGTTTTATTCCTCTCAAAAAATTAAGGAAGCATTTGTTAAATCTATTGGATCAACCGGAAGATCAGCTGGAATTTATAAACAAATTGAAAGTTTAGTTATGAAGAAAAAGCTGTTGGTTCCTTGTTATCTTACTAAAAATATGTTTCGTTTCTTTGTTCATAAAACGATAGGAAAAGCTGAAGATAAATCAGTTTTAGGTTTCTATCATATGACACAAAAAAGAGTTTTTATATTAATTGACAATACAATCTCTGCAATCGGTACTGCGCAGAATGATTTTTTAGCAAGCACTACAATGCATGAATGTGTCCATTTATATGCTGATAGAATGAAAGGCAAATTCATCAAAACATTTAAAGAAGAATTATCTAGATATTATATCTCATATTTTTCAAGAGTATTTAGTCTAAAAACTAAACCAAATGTTGATGCTATAGTTAAGTTCATTTCTGCCTTCGAGTATAAAAGATCGGAACAAATGAATAAACAGCTATCCGCATACTATAGCTTATTAGAGAAAACATTAAAACCTCATACCATTTTAAATAATGAGGAGTTTACTAAAATATTGACAGATTTAATAGTTATAATTAAAGTATATCTAATAAATTTTTCAGTATTTGTAAGGATGTATAGACAATATAAACAAGTACTTGGCCCACTTGATAGAGCATACCAAGAAGCATTCGGAAAGAGAAATAAATATACCACACCTTATCAAGAGTTGTCATCTGTATCTGAAGTTATATGCGTCCTTGCTGAAATGAAACCAACACATTCTAAAATAAAGAAGATGTTTAAAGACATGGCATAGGAGTAACATATGGCTATACGAGGTGACAATATTCCCCCAGCAAACACTCCGGGTAGTATTACACAAACCGCTGATTCTAATATTGATCGTATTGGGAATATTAGTAATGTCTCTAAAACTGTATCCAATATGCAAAAGGATGTAAAGCAGAGAATTACTGAAACCCAAACTGCAGTAGATGAGGGGCAACAAATAAGTATGGTTCAAAAATCTATGACGACAGTCTTAGATAAACTTGCTGATACTGTTGGTGCTCTTTCTGCGGGTGTAAAAACTATTACGGTCGATACAGCAAAAGCAACCAAAGACACCATAGCGCAATATGGAAAAGCTATTAGTGAGGATATTAGCTTTAACAAACAAAATACGGTTGCAATGGCATTAGCAAAAACAACTCCTATATATGGGTATTTCGCCGCTAAATTTATGGAGACGGATGTTTTCAAAAAAGCTGCTGAGAGAATGAAAACATCTATCGGAAAAGCGTTTGGTAGTTTGGCTGGAATTTTCAGACGAGGTGGTAAGGGACCTGGTGCTGATACAAATATTCCAAAGATGCAATCTGGTGGTTTTGTAAAGAAGGGAGGTTTGACAGAGCTTCATGCTGGAGAAATTGTAGCTCCTATTGAAAAAATCCTAAAGCGAATCGACGATAGTATCTCTACTACTAAAGATTTAGCAAAGATTACTGAAAAAACTGCTCTACATATGACAACAGATTTGAAGGGTTACATTAAGAGTAGCTCGGCATCTGATAAAAGTCAGATGAATATATTTCGTAGTTTTATTAGAACCTACAAGGAAGTAGGTGAGCGAGCATTTACAGAACAACCAGTTGAACGTATGGCTAGATCGTTACTTGCTATTCAGGATATTCTTGGAGCTCAAATCGGTACCCAAAAACAAGTATGGGATGAAATGTTAGCTAACCATCCAACTCTTGTAAAAATGAAATTGGCTTGGAAAGCAACTGCTGGAGCATTAACAACTCCATATAAAATAGTAAGAGCTTTTATGAGAGTAAGGGGTTTCGGTGGATATAGAACTAAACTATCTAAAGCTAAAAATCCATTACAAGCTACAGCAGAAAATATAGCAACTCTTTATGTTGATTTAATGTGGCGTCTAGATAATATGATGCCTCTCATCAAATTATCAGCTCAAGCTAATAGAGATACCGCTGCTAAATTAACAGGTAATTCATATCAAAGAGTCAAAGGTATTCCGAAAGAAAAGAAATGGTCTATTAATCAAGTAGCGTCTGCAGCTCTTGGTCTTGTTCCTGGATTAGCTATTGGTGGTGCTGCTAAAGGAGCTAAAGCAATTGGTAAAAAAGTGGGTGGGAAGTTCGGCGCAGGAATGAAGAAAGGTGGGGATATAGGATCAAGTCTTGCCAAATGGTTAATAACTGGCGGCGGACCTGCAGACGATAGTCCGGGTACGTTCTCAAGAGCTCCAGGTTTAATCAGAGACCTGTTTATCAAACAAAAATCTCAAACCCTGATAGGAGAAGCTAAGGGGCATGGTCCAGGAACTGGGGAAAAAGGAATAACAGTAACAATTAAAGGAATACAAGAACAGCTTGAAGATTATTATAAAAACTTTCTCCCTGTATATCAAGAGTACATAACACAACAGAAAGAAATTACTGAATGGAAGCTGACGGATATGCGAAACGAGATAGAAAGAAAAAATCTCGAAAGCGGAGTTCTTTCATTAGAATATGAAAAAGCAAAAGAGGAGCTTCCAAAACTTATAGAAGAAAGAAAAAATAAAAAGAAAGAGAAAAAAAGAAAAAACTTATTTGAAAGAGCTGCTAGTTCTTCAATTTCTATGGCATCTCGTTTAAGAAAATTCTTGACAAGAGATAGAATAATGAGATGGCTTATGTTGGCAGGAACTTTTATATCAGGTTTATTTAGTACTGTTGGAGCTGCTATCGGCGGTATGTTTGCAACTGGTGGTGTGATCATGACTGCTATTATGGGTCTTGGTCCTACGATTATGACTGCATTAGGAACCTCTGCACTTTGGCTTCCAGTTATTGCAGCATTGGGTGGGGCTGGGATTGGAACAGCTATACAAAAGTGGATTATTGACCCATATATTAAGAGAAAAGAGAAAGAGAAAAGAGAAAGACAAGCGAAATTTGACGCATTACAAGCTAAGAAATTAAAAGTATCAGTTCAAGAAGCTAGAACTCAACCTAAATCTGCTGCGGATATAAAAGGACTTTACACCCAGCATAAGGGTAGAGTAAAAACGAAACTTGAGAGACTTGGAATGAGTGCCACAGCTACACAACAGATGCAAGGAGTGGGTTTCTATGGCGAACCAGAATTAGCTGATATTCATGCAGGCATGAAACAATATAGAGATAGTCAAATGCATGAATATCTATTATATGATCCTCAGGGTGTTACTGCCCTGAGAAATGAATGGGATAAACGTCATTTCAGAACAAGAAATGTGGTAAGAGGTGAAACTGCACTTGAGTATGGTAGATTTAGAGAAAAAACATTTCTTAACTATCTTAGAGGTTATGGAGATAAATATAAATTAGCAGGAGACGTAAAACAGCTTGGTCCAGTACTTGCTGCAAAAGAAAAAGAGAAAAGACGATTAGAAGCTCTAAAAACACAACAAATAGATCTAAGAAAACAAGGATCTGTTAAGTGGAGTTCATCTAAAGAAGAAAGGATGAAATCCTTTGAAAAACCTGGTATTATAGAAGCAGTAAAAAGAAAAAAAGAACACTATGACAATAAAATACTTCAATCGTTAATGCTTGCTAAAGGTCTTGGAAAAAACTGGTGGAATAAATTAGATAGTAAATCAAAAGCAATATTTAAGGAAGCTAAAATATTCTATACAAAAGAACTTGGTATGACAGAAGCTGAAGCAGATGCCCAACTACAAGGTATAGTATCTAAGATGGGTGATAGATATCAAATGATGACCGACCCACAAACATATAAAACATTTGCGAAAGGAGTAAAAGAAGAATATAAAGATAGACTTCCTCAAGTTATGGAAGCAAAAAAAATAATTATTAATGCTACCGAATTAGAATTGGCAAGTGGTAAAAAAATAGGAAAAGAAATTGGTAATGCAATTAAAGAACAATCAAAAGAACTTGGAGATATTGCTAAGAAAACTGGAGCAGAAGGATCTGCTATAGTAGTTCAAGCAACAAATAATGCTATAACAACTATACAGCAGAGTTCAACAGTTCAAGGAGGATTGGATGCAGGTCGACGAGCTGGTACAGCGGGTATGGATTATTTTAATAATATTGTATATAGATTAGATTCTGATTAAGAGGATAAATAAAAATGGCCGGTGGAAAAGGAACAATAGCACCTAAAAAAACATTTCAGGAAAAAGTAATATCACTTCAACAAGTATTTGGGTATCCTCCGGATAATTTAGAACCAAGAACTAACCAAATGATAAAAAAATCTATGCCTTTAGTAAAGTTTTTTCCATCTACTCCAAGATTTCAAGCCGGATTAGATTTATTTAATTTAGCTCCTGCATGGTTCGCTTATACAAATTTATTAGAAGAAAATGGTTATATTACTAATAATAAATCTGGGGAAGGAATCCAATTAGCATTTCTTGCTGACAACTTTCCGACTGATTCATTTACAAATGAATATGGAGAAAACTTTTTACAAAAAATGACAAATATGGCATCAGAAGGAGCCGCGTCAATAACTCAAATGATGGGTGCTACAAGTGCATCTGAGGCGTGGAAAGCTGTGCAAAAAAATCTAAAAGAAAGTGGTGGTACTATGTCTGGGTGGTTAGCAACCATAATGGGAGGGTTTGGAGAATTAGCTGGAGGTTTGAAAAATGCAGCATCATCAATTCCTGCTATTGGAGGGGCAACTTCAGCTGGAATAAATTTAATAGATAGATTAGCAGCTGGTTCTAGAATTGATTTTCCTATGGTGTGGAAAACCAGTGGATTTCAACCATCTTATTCATTAACTATAAGATTATATAATCCATTTCCTCAAAGCAAAGAAGCAACAAGAAGATTTATTGTTGGGCCAATAGTTGCTATAATGCTAATGGGTGTACCAAGAGCTCAAGATAGTCAAACTTACACATGGCCATTTTTACATCGAATTGAATGTCCTGGTATATTTGAATTAGATCCTGGATTTATAAGCAATATTACAGTTATAAAAGGAGGGGATCAACAACAAATTTCCCTTCAACAAAGATTAGGAATTGTCGATGTTAGAATAGACATTGGAAGTTTATATAGTAGCATGATGGGTTCTTCATTAAAAGTTACATCAAGAAGACCAACTGTTAGGCAATATGGGGAGAATCTAACTAAAGAAATAGAAGTATCTACAAGAGAATATGATAATAAAAATATCGGTACCGGTTCTAAACAAGAAAAAATTGGTGATAGAGATGTGGGATTAACAGAATTTGGAACAGATGCATTTGGTGAAACAACAGGGGTTGGTACTGGTAGGGGAATTGGAAATACTAATATTAGTAGAGGAATAAGTCCAAAAAGATCTGCTACAGCATCTGGAGCAGACGATGATCCTAAATCAAGAGTCAGTGCTGCGGCGGAAGAAGTATATGACAGGTTAAAAGATCTTAATCCTTTTGGTTAACATATAATATTACGCATACATAATGTTAGATAGTATGCAAGGTAGGAATGAATAATAAATTGAGTTTGAGTTGTATAAGAATTGAATGTTTTTGTATATCCTATATCTTTTAAAACTTTCATTAATAAAATATTTATCTGTTGTTTGAAATATATTCTTGCTCTTGTTCTTTTTACAGCCATTAATTTTCTAACATAAGCATAATAATTTTTACCACAAAACATAGATGCATCAGTTGTATCTTTAACAAACATCTGCAAAATCAATCTAATCTCATCCGCATATTTAATATCCTTTAATTGTCTTGTAATAAGATCAGCTATAACTGTTTTGATTTTAGTTATTTGTTTAGCTTCCCGCATCGCTCTATCATCAATAGTTTTATATACTGTTAATTTTCTAACAGTTGCATCAATGATTTTCTTACCTCTTTCTTGAGACTGTGCTTGATAAGCATTAGTTTCTGGGTCAGTTTCATCTGTCTGAGTTTTCAAAGCATCTCCAGCTTTATAAGCTCTGTAATAATGCTCAGCAAAACTCTTAACGCTCTGACTTATTCTATGTCGAGATCCTGATATGAATTGAATAATTCCATCAACATTAAATGTTTGAATATCTCGAGTATATTTTTTTTGTAACTCTCTTGTTAAATGAAATAAACTATTAGCAATTGTTTTTTCTCTTGAAAATAAATGTGTTTTAGTTAAAGTTTCCAACGCATAAGAAAACACCTCTTCACTACAAAATTTCTTGAAGTGTCTCATCATAACGTGACCATATTGTCTAATCATATGATAAAGCAGAGTACCATGATATAAAGTTTTATTTCTCTTTCTTAATGCATACCACATAATAAACAATAATAAATTAGTTCCTGGTTCGTTTGCAATATTAAAAGCTTGTGCAATAGTTCCTTTATATGTTCTTTTGGCAAAATCTTTAATATTTTTATCCGTCAAACCAGTGGCATTTAATAAGGTATGATATTCTTTTTTATGACCGGGGATGTAGCAAGGTTGGGACAAATTATTCACATCATTAGAAGCCATCTTCAAAACAACTCTTTGAAGATTTGATGGGTTTATGTTAGATTCTTTTAATAGTGTCTCCATTATTTAAATATCTTGATCTCAATATCATCTGTTGTGAAGTATATATATTCTGGACCATATTCTAAAAGCTGCTCTTGAGTCAATTCTGTTAAATCAAAATTAAAGAAAATATTTGAACCAGGGTCAAGTAATCTACAATGATCTACTCCATCAATTTCTTGAACAACCTCAATTATTTCAGACCGATAAAGGTTAATTTCAATACCAAATCTATCCGCAAACGCCGCAACTAAAGTATCCCGTATAGTAGTAGCAAGAGTGGATATAGATCCCGTATATTCACTAGTTTGAAATACATCTAATTTTAATTGTAATGGTATTAAGTAATTAGGTAATACCCATCCGCCAGCACCATAAATATATTTAAAACCTTTTAGATCTACATATACCATATCATCTGTATTTGGTGTTGTATATACCCAGGTTACAGCAGTTGAATCAGCGGCAGTTGAATCCGAAGTAGTTCTAGTACACTCTGCAATATCATTATCATGACCTTCAAATTCTCCTCGACCATTTAATACAATATATCTTTGACCTTGGGTACATTGACTGCCGACCGGACCACAAGGATCACCAGGATCAGATCTAAAATCAATAACAGCTTGAGTATTAACATCGTTAAGTTGCATATTCTGCATACGACCAGTTGTATTACCGAATTTTATATTGACAAAATCAGTCATCATTTTATAATCTTCAAATGTCATACTTGATAATAATGACTGTAAAACTTGAGTTTCAAATTCTCGTTGATCAACTCCATCATAATAATCTTTTTCAATCACAGGAATGTCATATACCGTATAATTGGTTCCGTCTTGAAAAACATTTGATCTAGTATAATTCTCCAATGATTGTCTTAAAATAAAACTATTTTGATACCTTCCAATCAACCCCTCAGATGGATGTTCAAGTGTAAAGAAATATGTTAACTCACCCTCATCAATTGCAGTATAATCAGGAAAGATTAAAACAAATTCATTAGCAGAAGAGTCGTTAACCATATCATATTCTGCCCCTGTTTCTAAAATCAACATTTTTGCAGTAACATCTTCAGGATCATCTGCTGTAGTATTATAAAGTAACCTATATTCAGCTTGACTAGTTCCTGCTGTTGTCACAATTAAATTATCTGCATATAAACTATAATCAGAATTAAAACTTGTAACTAAAGTAGGGACTTGTTCAATTTGAAACATAACATAATTATAATCAGCTACAGTATTAAGGGAATCAATAATCATATCAAATAAAGTATAAAAATCAACTCCATTAATATCAAGTATTGTTTTTCTCGGAATTACTGTATTATTAAAAGTTTCAAATGCATTTCTAGTTGGAACAATAAGACCTTGATATAAAAGAGTTATAAACAAATCTATTTCATTGACCTTTACATCAGATCGTTTTAATACAGGAAGTGAATTTGGACCTATTGGAGAATCATCAATAATAATATTGGAATCAACATAATCTTGTTCAGTTACAGTTCTTTCAAGAGCAGCAATATTAGCTATTGAATTACGTCTTATTTCTTCTACGCCTTCTTCATCAGAACCACCAGTAGCTGCAATGGTATTTACAATATCATAACTAACTATTTCTGTAACACCAGCATCAGTTTCATTATAAATCCTATCACCAGTTCTTATTGAACCGGCAATTACATTTCCATCTTCTCCTTGTGTAAGTGTTAAAGTTACACGAACAGTACTTCCAGCAGGAGGTTGATAACCAATAATACCATTACCAAATGATAGATCTATTCCTGTATCACTTCTCCTTCCAACATATCCTCTTGTATTTTCGTCCATCAAATATAAGCTACTATATTCTGTATATGTATCCCATCCAGTTTCTCCTGGTTCTCTTACCTCAACTAAAATTTCAGCCAACTTTGCCTCAAAAGGAACTGCAGTTGAATAAAATTGATATATTTGTAGATCGGATGGTATTTGAAATTCTTGTATATCAAAAGTTAATTGTTTAAAATTTAAAGCAAATGAAAATACACTATCTTCAATTACAACGGGTACATTAAAAACTTTAGTACCTTCTTGAGCTGTTATAACTACTGATGAGTTACCTTCAATTGTAATTGTTGTTTTATAATATGTCAAAAATTCAACACCGTCATTTGCATTTACTTTAAACCCTTCCGGTATTATAAATGTTGTATCTTCAGAGAAACCAAAAGGCATAGTAAACAAAACATCAACATTAGAAAATGATGCCAAACCACCCTCATAACCAAGAAATGCAGCTAAGTTATAAATTGATTCCGGGAGTTGTGCTTTGGTAAGGAAAAATTCACGATATACTGATGTTTGATAAAACATTAAATTACTTGTAAGAGTAGCTAATGCTTCTACAACAAAAGATAGAAATGATGACTTTGTAAGATCAACGTTTTCTAGTTCTAGATATTTCTTTAATTCCGCTATGATCATATTTCTGTTTTCTTCTCTGGAAAGGGCTACCTTTTGTGAAATAGGAATCTCTGCCATATTTAATATCCTTATACTAGATAGAATCCACTGTTTGAATCAAACAGTTCACGCTTACATCTATCTCGTAATATTTGATTTTTGCTTAGAAGTTTAGTTAAATACTCCGCGTCTTCTAGTTCGTGAATTTTTTTATCATAATCATAAAATGCATATGTATCTAATACCTGTAAATTTAAATCATTCTCTGTTACACTTTGTTCAACATCTACTTTCAATTTCCAAAATAATCTATCAGCATTAACAGATTTTTCAACTCCTGAAATATTATATATAGGGTATGTATCATTCACAGGTCTTAAATAAGCTGACTCTAATTTTATTTTATCGTTTGGTAAAGGAGTAAAGTTGTAAGTACTTGGAATAACAAATCTTGTTTCATTCTCTTTTATATAACCTATATCCTGACCATCAAAGGCGGTAACAATATCTTCAATATAATATACTGGAAGTAATAATATTTTATTCCATTTGACACCAGAAAATTCACCAACTCTATCGTATGAACCTCCGAAGACTTTCTCATCTTCCCATACGGTTTCTTCTGCGTCAATATGATAATAAGTTGTTAGGAATGCGACTACATCCTTACTATAAAAATCATAAATTAATCTTTGATATTCATGAATGTAATCGTATATTCTAGTATATTTTTGAGTTGACATTATGTAGCTGTCCTCGTTAAGAAATCAGCAAATGTAGTATCATCAAACTTAACATCTAAAATACCTTTTTCACCTTGGTAATTTACAAATATTGATATGTTAACTTGTTTACCGTTGTTTGAAATGGTGACCTCAACATCCTCTATAGCTGCTCTATCATCATATAAATTAATTCTATCAACTACTTCTCTTTTTATACCATCAACTGTAGAATCATCTGCTGGTTCAAAAACATATTTATACAGATCACTACCAAATTCAGGATCGTGTAAATAAGTTCCTCTCGGAGTTAATAATATATTGTTCCATGAATTGATTATAACATTTAAATCATCTATCCTTTTAAAATCTCCGATAGCTGCAATAATCGAAAGATAATCACGCAAACTTTCTTCTGATCCAATAACTTGAGTCTTGAAACGATCAAGTAAATTTGCCATGATTATCCACCTTTAATCTGTTCCTCGATCATCTTTTTCTTATCTTCTTCTAAGTCACTTTTCCATTTGAGGTAATTGTAAAATCTTTTAATTGGCATATCTACAACATCCTGATACCCTTGCTTGCTCATCTCCATACAAGAAAATATGTTTTGTTCAAGGGTATTTCGATATTTATTTATCGCATCAGAAAGTGTAGACCATGCGAAAAAAGTTTGCTACAAGATCTAGATCAATTTCTTCCTCTTCCCCACAATGAATACAATTACTTTTCATTTTGAGTTGGATTCCGTATTGTCCAAACTTGTCCCTATACTCTTTATGGATCTGCCTTTTATCTTTAGCAGGTAATGATAGATAAGCATCAACAACATCAGATCTTTCTGAATATATAACTGTATCACCCTCGTCTGGATTTTGTTGAAACTTATCAATAATCAAAGTCTCTGTAATTAAATCCATACTCTTATCAACACTTCCAACCATACTTTTAATTCCAACCATTTCCTCAAACAACGTTGGTTGTTTTATGGTACAGGTAACTCCCTCAGTCGCAACAAGATCAATTGGAATTTTTTTGGTCAATACATTTTTATCTGGATATGGTAGGTAGTTGAATGTTGATGAGGCTTGAACAGTAACTGGATATTCTTTAGTACAACTACCGCATGTAACATCATAGTTTCTTATTTCTTCATAAGAAATATGATACAGTCCGTATAAAAGAGCATCTCTATCTTTCAATGTAACAGCTTTTAAAAAGCTATCATAGTCAGTTACTTGTTCAGGTTTTTGTACGATGGAGTCAAATATGCATTTATTTAGATGTTCATGAATTTTATTAGGAGTCATTAAACTCCCTTTAAGTCTTTCTTCTTCTTTGACATTCAGCGATCTCACAGTAAATGAAAGATGCGTCTGTGGTGTAATAACTTCATATTCCGGTAACTTCACATCAAACCCTTTAAACATGGTACGTCCTCCTTTCAATTCGAGTCTATATAATTATTTCGGTACTACAATCCTCAATAAATTATCCTTTTAAGTAAGAGGGGTGGTTTAGCCACCCCTCAAATCTTTCTATATTAAGCAGCAATTTGAGCAGCTTTAGCTTTAAGAGCTTGTACTTTCGTAGCAACACCTGCTTTACATTTTTCAGGGTTCTTTGATTTAGCACATGTTCCAGAAGCTGATTGAATAGCAGCTGCTTGTTTCATGATTGCTTGTTTCTTATATTTTCCCATACATTGTGTTTTTGAAGCGCCAGATTGTCCACCACACGCTTTAGCAGCTTGACTGAAAAATCTCTTATAGACTTTAGCACCTGCATAAATAGCAAGAGCAGCACCAGCAGCACCACCGGTAGCTTTCACAGCAGTTGGATGGGCTTTAGCAAAAGCAGCGGCTTTTCCACCTACATACTTACCAGCAGCTTTTACTTTAGCCATTGTAGTAGGAGCAGCTCTTCCGCCTTTACCTGTTATTTCACCTTTTGCGCCAGCAGTAGCTGTCTTCAATGCTGCTTGAGCTTTAGCGATCATAGCTTTATACTTTGCAGCAACATCAGCTTTACCAGTTTTAATAGCAGAAGCCAACTTTGATTTCCAAAGAGTAAGTTTGCTTGTTTCTCCACCCATTCCTGTTTGTCTTCCAGCAGCGGCCATCTTGGATTTATACGCTAAAGCTTTTCTCCCAGCCGCACCAATATTTCCACCTTGTTCACTAACCATCATGGCCAATGTAACTTCCATATCGTCTTGAGATAGAAACTCAAGAACTGGACGCGCAGTAGAACCTGCCATATAAAGACAATCTACTTCATTAAGAATGTTATCAAAAATATCTTCACCGACCATTTCAGTAACGAAGTCTTTATTTATAAGCATACTTTGTTTGAAGTCGCTGAACAGTATCATTTCTGCAACGTCATTATATTTTTCTTCTGGTAAGCTTCCATTTAACAACAGATGCATAATTTCATAATCTGATGCTTCATTGTAAATAAATTTAACCAGAGAATCTGCATTCTCTGTTTTAGAATGTTCTACAATGTTGGCAAGAGCTTCACGAGAAGAAAGTAAAAATAGAACTGAATCTCCAACGTTTTGATTTTCTGTAATAAACATTTTTTTCTCTCCTTTATGTTTGTAATAATTTTTAGCTTGATGATTTAATTGCATCGCCATATCTTTCAATGACGTCTGCTTTAACTGAGAATACTTTTTCTGCGTATTCTGTACACTTATCTTTGACCCAATCTTCGTGCCATACATAGTCAACGTTAAATTCAATTTCACTATCTAGACGACCGATTGTTTCAACATCACTTGTAAATAAATCTTGTGGATCTTTTGTTGGGAATACGCCATCATAAACAGCATAATACTCAACCGTTTTTGCATCCGGAGCAGTAGTCCAGTAATACATTAAACCGGCATATGTCGATTTGGTATATCCACTCAAGTCTTCACCATCTACTAGATTAGATACTCCGGAACGATAATCCCGAATCATCTTAATCCATCCGTGAAAAATATTAAGCATTGGAGTTCCGTTGAACTCTAAAAACTTAACAGAGACAGAGTTTCCGTAATCAACATTTGCAGGTACTGCCCATTTAATACCACCTAATCCTGTAAACTCAACTTTATTCAAAGTTCCACCTGGTGGTGTTACTGATAAGCACGCTCCAGCAAGAAGATTGCTTATTATTGCATTGTTTTCTAAATTTGCATACTCAGCTAATTTAGGAGGCAATTTTGCAAACCAGATAAAATGATATCCAGTTACGTATGGATCAGCCACTCCTGCGACAGTACCACCGAAGTTACGACTTAAGATATTGTTGGCTACGTTCGCAAATGAATTTTTTACAGCCATTATGAATCCTCCTAAGAATCATACTTCATTCTTTTTTTAACAACTTTTAATACAGCGTCCCAGTTTCCATTATGAATTGGAATGGCTTTATCATCAATGTAAAAATCTGCGGCAATTTTATCCGCTGTAATTCTATCAAAGTATATGTCATGGTGTTTTAACCATGCTTCTATTTTTCCAATTTCTTTCTTCTGGTCGCCACCCATTTCTGAAGCATTTTCCGGAGATGCTCTGGTTGAAAAAATAACAATTTCATATCCTTGGTCTTTCAACCAATTGATTGCGTTACGAGCACCTTTAAATGGTTCATCATAGATTGTGCCATCTTCATATCCTTTTGAATATTTATGGATAGTTTGGTCCAAATCTATCATTGCTCTTTTCTCATGAAAGAGTAATAGCATTTCTGGATATACTGTTCGTATTATACTTCTTTTCTTTTTTTTCCTTGGGACTTCTGGAAATGAATCCATACCAAATGCGTTTCCTGACGAAGTAGTTGCACCACCATCGCCCTGAACCATATCTAAGTAGATTTGTAGATCCATTTTTTTTCCATTAGTATAAGATTTATATTTTGTTCTAAATATAATGGTATATTAGTGGTGAAAAACTATATATATAAATTACTAAGAGAACCATTTATTTTTTAGAAAGGAGACAAATATGTCAAAGAGTAGTAGTAGTTTCATAAGTTTACCCACAATTATTTTTCTTGTAGTCATGTATAATATATTTTTTGATGACGATGAGGAAAAGAAAGATGTTGAGGTAAAAGTTGACGAAAATCCGATAGTCAGCGAAGATGTCGACCGCACATTTTCAGATGTCAAAGATGAATTTAAAGAAGCAATAGAGAAGGCGAAGGGTGCGTTGGTTAAAGCGAAGGAAGAAATAGTTAAAGAATTTAATGACCCGGAGAGTCAGGAAGTGGTTGTAGCTCCTGATGTAGATCCAACACTTGAAACCGATAAGGAATTTGGTGAAAGGATGAAAAAAGAATCTGAAGAAAAATCTACTACATTAGAAGATTTTGATGATGGATTGAAAGCACTGGATGATGAATCTGAAGATGACGATCCTTTATTCAAAAAACTATGAAAGGAAAAGTATGTTTCAAAAAATGATTATTTCGGAAGGTACTATTTTTATTAAAGGGAGTTTTGACAAACACTTTGAGAATATTGAATACGAAGTCCATTTCAATACAAAAACAGGACTAGAAGTTGTCAAAGGTAAAAATGGAAAAGATCCCTTTAAAACAGAATTACCACTATTAATTGACGTTGGTATTATGGGGAGTTGTTTAAACTCTTGTTATTTTTGTTATCAGGGAAGAGTTGAGGAACCTCATATGACTCTTGAAAACTTCAAGAGTATTATAGATCAGGTAAAGCATCATGTAAATCAAGTAGCATTGGGAGGTAGAGGAGACCCAAATCTACACCCTCAATTTAAAGAGATTGTAGAATACGCTAGAAACAATGGAGTCATCCCAAATTATACAACTAGCGGATGTCAATTGACAGACGAACAAATTGAAATATCAAAGATGTGTGGTGCCGTAGCAGTAAGTGATTATCGTACTCCAGATACATATGAAGCTATTTCAAAATTGATGGATGCAAAAATCAAAACAAATATTCATCTTATATTCTCACGCCCTAACTTTGATAGATCAATGAAAATATTACATGGTTACAATCCTTGGAATAAAATTAAAGTTGGTGAAGGAAAAATATCACAAATTGATATTGACAAATTAAATGCCGTTGTTTTCCTTCTATTTAAACCTCAAGGTCAAGGAAGAGATAAAAGGGAATTAATTCCCAGCAAGATGCAAATACAATCATTTGCTGATCTTGCTTTTCAACCGAAAGCTAAATTTAAAATTGGAATGGATAGTTGTTTGATCAATCATGTATTAAAATACTCAGAACCATCTGAGTTACAAAAGATGGCAATTGATACATGTGAATCTTCAAGGATGTCTGTTTATATTAGTCCATCAATGCAGCTAATCCCATGTAGTTTTGCAGATCATCCGGAGTGGGGAGTTCAAATAACAAAGAAGCGAGACATTGATTATATATGGAATAGATCTATGAAGTTTAAACAATTCCGTTCCAGACTAAAGAAAAATCCATGCTCTTGTCCAGTGGGGTTGTAGGATGAAAATAAAAACTGATTTTGTAACAAACTCAAGTTCTTCCTCTTTCATTGTTGTATTTGATAAAAAGATTACTCAATTCTCAGATGTACAATATCTCATACCCGGGACAGAAACTAAAGCACAACAAGTATTAAAAGATGCTTTGGGACAGAGACCAGTAAAGTTGGATAAAACAAAGTCCAGAATTGCTGATAAGATAGCAGAAGAATTAACTCATGGGTTTGCTGATGATTTAGTAGGATTGGATTATAGTAAGTATCAAGATGGCTTCTGTAAACGAGAAGGAATCGAAATTCGAGAATTATATGATAATCGAGCATGGCAGCAAGCATTTTATAATGAATATGAAGCTGCTACAATGAAAGCATGTTTGAAGAAAGCAAATGAATTTATTGAACAGAACGATGGTATGTATATGTACATGTTTCATTATGGGGATGAAGACGGCCAGTTCATGAGCGAAATGGAACATGGAGGAACTTTTCGGAGAGTTACTCATATAAAAATTAGCAAACATTAAGGAGAAGATATGGTCCGACAACATGAATATTACGGGGATGAAAGCAGAAGGGGGCACAATAACCATCCGGTTCATATTGAATTTGTGGCAATCCCAAGTTACTTTGATATAAAATCTTACTTATCTATGAGAGAAGTTACAGGAATGTTTATGAGTCATGACATTACTCTTAAAAGCGTCACTCTCATTGCCGAAGCAGTTAAAGAAGGACCAGTATTCACTCTTTCATCACCAACCGGCACATACTGTGCATCTGCGCTATTTGTTATTGAGATATTTAAACAGGTTGGTTTGACTATAAAAGCATTCTCTAATTTTCTACCAGTTGACGTAAAGTCATATGAAGCTATATTAAAGAATACAACCTTTAAAAATGCGGATGGAAAACCCACAATTGATATGACTGTTATATTTATTAATTTATATAAGCTGGTAGAAGAAGGTATTTTGGAACCGGTAATTGAAGCTATAACAAAAGCAGAAGATTATGCAGGAGAGTTAGAAGATACCTTAGAAATATATAGTTCTAAATGACGGAAAATGAGCTGCTCAAGTTGTCCCCGAGCAGCTCATTTTTTTGCTTCTTATTGAATAAAGAAATTCAACTCAATTTGTTCAACCGTTCTGGTTGGTGTTAGAGTAATATTAACATGGAATTTCTTCGTTTTTTGTTCGTACGCTGTGGCACCAACTTCTACTTGATAGTCAGTCAAACCGCGTTTAGCTTTAATGACTTCAAGGAATGGAGTAATAGCACCACCAACTTGACCCCATGTAATTGGATCGTTTTGTTCAAAGATAAAGAAGCGACAAAATTGCTCAATCGCTCTCTTGCAGTACAGAACAAGTCTAACAATGTTAAGGTCTTGTAGTGCGCTTGCTTTGGCTTGAGTTGTTAATTGACCCCAAACCGTATATCCTTGAGCGAACCTTACAATTGGGTTCAGTTGTTTCAAGTACATTTGATCTCTTTGACCCAATCTTGGATTGAATCGTAACTCTTTAATATTGTTGATTGCCGCTCTATTGAAACCAGCAGGGGCAAACCACAATTCAGCAACATTATCATTTCTTGGAATAATGTATGACATATGATAAATTGGACTAAACCAAACATCAGCTCCAGTAAATGGATCTGAAACTTTACTATACGACTCATACAATGCACCAAAGTAACTGTTATATAGATGATTATTATTTCTGCTATCAAGAGATGCTTCAACAGAATTATTATCACCATTATCCAAAATACATACACAGTCTCTACGTGTTTGACATAGAGTTAATATTGCAGTTTTAACATCAGATGGATAACCTGCGTCGTAAACTAAACTAAAATAAACTGCTTCTGTATCAAGAATTTCATCAACATATCCACCACCATAGTCTGGACTTGATAGTAATCCTGAGTATCCTTGCTCTAATAGAGTTTCAGCAACTGC